ATGTCCGACAAATCTTCACTGCGAGCGGTCAGCTTAGAGATATTGCAACGCTACCGGATGAAGTTGCCGCCGCCGTCCAACAAGTTGAAGTGGTCACAAAGCTCAGCACAGATGTGGATGAAGAAGGGAATCGTGAGGTCGAGTACGTTCACAAGATTAAACTGGCTGACAAGAAAGGCAGCCTAGAGTTGTTGGGCAAGCATCTGAAATTATTCGGTGACCGTATCGAGGTGACTGGTAAAGACGGCGGCCCCATCGAAACGAAGAACACGCCTGATATCGAACTGGCCAGACGTTTAGCGTTCATTCTGGATAAAGCCATCGAGCAATGACGGTCCTTGATGACCTACTGGCACGCATAAAAGGTTTGCCGGAAGAGGCTCGTGCTGAGCTGGAAAAGGAGGTCATGACTGCCACCAGCAGCATGATCTGGGTTCCAAATCCAGGACCGCAAACGGGGGCGTTCAAGAGCCTTGCTGACATCGTGCTGTATGGCGGTGCTGGTGGCGGTGGAAAGTCTGATTTAGGGCTTGGGCTGGCCTTCAGCTCACATCAGCGCTCGCTGGTGATGCGGCGTAAGTATTCAGATCTGTCAGGCCTTACTGACCGCGCAATACAGATCAACGGCACTCGCAAGGGGTTCAACGGCTCACCGCCGCCAAAGCTGATCACTGTTGACGGCAGGCTGATTGAGTTTGGTGCAGCACAATATGTCGGCGATGAAGAAAGTTGGCAGGGCAGGCCGCATGATCTTTTGTACATCGACGAAGCGGCACATTTCGCTAAACAACAGATTCTATTTCTTCTGGGCTGGGTCAGAAGCACAACACCTGGTCAGCGTACTCGCGTCGTTCTCGGATCAAACCCGCCACTGGCCGAAGAAGGCTTGTGGATGTTCGAGATGTTCGCGCCCTGGCTTGATCCACAGCATTCGAATCCCGCTAAGCCGGGAGAGTTACGCTGGTTCGTTACCGGCAAAGACGGCCGAGATATTGAGGTTGATGGGCCTGGAGAACACTTAATCGATGGTGAGACCGTCTCGGCGCTGTCGAGAACATTTATACCAGCCAAGCTGGCTGACAATCCCTATCTCGCCAACACCAACTACAAGGCCACGCAAGACGCCCTCCCGCCGCATTTGAGGGAAGCTGTACGTGATGGCAACTTCGGTGCAGTGCGCAAGGATCATGAGCTTCAGCTGATTCCTACAGCGTGGATAGAGGCTGCAATGGCTCGCTGGACGCCAGAGCCACCCGAAGGCGTTCCGATGTGTTCTATCGGCACAGACGTGGCGCAAGGCGGTGAGGACAACACCGTTCTGGCTCCGCGATACGACAGTTGGTTTGCCGAGCTTATTGAAGCTCCCGGAACAGAAACACCGTTCGGCAAAGATGTCGCAGGGCTGGTCATCAAGAATCGTCGTGATGATGCCCTGGTAATCGTTGACATGGGTGGTGGTTATGGCGGCTCAACCTACGAGCATCTGAAGGCCAACAATATTCCGGTGGCGATGTACAAAGGCGCCGAGAAAACAAAAGCGCGCACGAAGAATGGGGCATTGAAGTTCTTCAATAAGCGGGCTGAAACCTACTACCGATTTTACGAAGCGCTTGATCCCAGTCAGTTGGGCGGATCGAGTATTGCTCTGCCGAATCATCCGAAGCTGAAATCTGATTTGTGTGCCATTCGACTTGAAGATGGCGACATCACCACGATCAAGCTGGAGCCCAAAAAGGACATGGTTAAACGCCTTGGCCGCTCTACGGATTACGGTGATGCGGTGGTTGTGGCTTATAGCGGCGGGGCAAAGATCGCCTCGCACTATCACGAATGGAAGAACCGCGGCACTCCTCGCGTCGTAATGGGCCATACGGCCACACGTAGACGTTAATCGTTACCACATCACTGCCGGCCAGTATTCCACTAACCGCAAGTTTTAACACTTCCCAGCATTTCGCCGGGACGCTCGGCTATTGCCGAAAACTCCACTAGCAACAGCAAAAAGCAGGAGAAATACCATGGCACAGATTCTGACTTCACTGCACGGCAGACGCGTAGGCCTCACGGCTAACGGGCGCTTAATGGTTCCCGCAGGCCTCGTGTCTGGCGAGAACGGCTCACAACTGCATCATCCAAGCCCGGCGATGGTGAGCCTGTGGGATGACTTCGAGGGCGATGTAATCGCTGACCAGTGGAACCTGCTGGAAGGCACCGACAGCGCAACAAGCGACGCAGCAATCCTCGCCGGCGGTATCGGTGGTGTTCTGCGCATGACCACCGGTGATGCCGGTACAGGCTTGGCTGCTGACCTTGTGCAGATCACTCGTGCACTTCAGTGGCAGGCCAGCAATGGTGGGCTGGCTTTCGAAGCCCGCATCAAACTGTCTGCGATCACCACGTGTTACGCCTTTCTGGGCTTCACTGACCTGGCTGCCACGCTGGAAGCTCCTGTCATCTCGGCTTCATCGGCCAACACGATCACGACCAACGCCACTGATGCTGTCGGCTTCATGTTCGACACCAACATGACCGCTGACACATGGTGGATGGTGGGAGTAGCAAATGACGTGGATGCAACGGCGCAGAACTCTGGCTATGCACCTGTAGCCGATACCTACGAAACGTTCCGCATCGAAGTTTCTACAGCCGGGGTTGCAACGTTCTTCCGCAACGGTGTGCAGGTGGGTACGGCCATGTCAGGAGCATTAACGGCCGCAACGGATCTCACGCCGACTATTGCTGTAGGCAAGCTGTCAGTCGCCGCATCGATGACCGCAGACATCGATTACTGTCACGCAAGTATGTGGCGCTGAGGTTAATCCATGAGCGGTGCAGCCAAAACAGTCAAAGGTGCGTTCAAGAGCATCACACCCTCGTTTTTGGGCGGTGATGCCAAAGGGCTTTTTGGCCATCGTGCATGGGCAGATGTTAAGCGCACCGGCAGAAATTTGGACGACAGCGGAATCACGGCGGCAGCGGCCGGTTATGTCATTGGCGGTCCTGCTGGGGCTGTAACCGCTTATGGCATGAAGAAACAGCGGGATGCCATGGGTAATTTGGTTTCTGATATGCAGCCAGTCGATGCTCCAGTTATGCCAACAACGGACGACGAAGCTGTTCAGCAGGCTCGCAAGCGTGCAATTGCCGAACAGTTAAGGCGTTCCGGCCGTCAATCCACGATCCTGACGGATGGGGATCAACTCGGTGGATGAACGCTACAAGACGCTGAAGGCTCACGGCGATCACCTGTTCACCAAGCGACAGCCACTACTCAGTTTGTGGCAGGAGATGGCGGACAACTTTTATGTAGAGCGTGCCGATTTCACGGTATCTCGTAGCTTGGGGTATGAATTTGCCGATCACCTGATGACCTCATTCCCGTTGATGGCTCGGCGTGATTTGGGTAACTCATTTTCTGCGATGTTGCGCCGTGATCAGTGGTTTAAGTTGCGCGCCAAACAGGAGAATCGCGAGGACTCCACACCGGCAAAAGAATGGCTGGAGTGGGCTACCGGTGTTCAGTACCGGGCGATGTACGACCGCAACAGTCTATTCATCAAGGCCACTAAGGAGGGCGATCACGACTATGCGGCTTTCGGTCAATGCGTTATCAGTGTTCGTCTGAATCGATTGCAGAACGGCTTGCTGTATCGAAACTGGCACTTGCGTGATGTTGTGTGGTGCGAGGACGAAGAGGGCAAGGTCAACACGATTCACCGCAACTGGAAGCCGTGCTGTCGTGATCTGGCCAGGTTATTCCCCAAAACGGTTGCACAACAGGTTCGTGATCGACTGGAGAAAGAGCCATACCACGAAGTGAATTGTCGGCACATTGTCATTCCGTCCGATAGTTATGAGGGCAAATGGAAAACGCCTTACGTCTCGATCTACCTCGATTGTGAAAACGACACGATTCTGGAAGAGACAGGACAGTGGACAAAGGAATATGTGATTCCTCGCTGGCAAACGGTGTCGGGTTCTCAGTACGCCTATTCGCCGGCCACAGTCGCGGCATTACCCGATGCACGCCTGATCCAGATGATGACGCGCGTGCTGCTGGAGGCCGGAGAGAAAGCCACTAATCCGCCGATGGTGGCCGTGCAAGAGGCCATCCGTGGCGATGTAGCCATTTATGCCGGCGGTATCACTTGGGTTGACGCCCAATACGATGAACGTCTTGGCGAAGTGCTGAGGCCGTTGTCGCAGGATAAAACAGGAATACCCACCGGATTGAACATGCGCGACGACATCAAGATGACGATTGTCGATGCCTTCTACCTCAACAAGCTGAACCTGCCCGAGATTGCCGGAGCAACGGCTTACGAAATCAGCCAGCGTGTTCAAGAATACATTCGTCAGGCCTTACCAATCTTTGCTCCGATGGAGTCTGACTACAACGGTGCATTGTGTGAGGAGACGTTTGACCTGTTGATGCGCAACGGTGCATTCGGTCCTGCTGACAATATCCCCGATGAAATCCGCGGCGCTGACGTGGAGTTCCGCTTCGAAAGCCCGTTGAATGCCGCTATCGAGAAAGAGAAAGGCCAGCACTTCCAAGAAGCTGCAACGCTTCTTGCCTCCGCCATGCAAATCGATCCCATGGTAACAGTCGATCTCGATGTGCGTGAAGCCTTTAGAGATGCGGTATCAGGTATCGGTGCACCCGCGAAATGGCTGCGCGATGAGAAAGAGGCTGACGCCATGCTTGAAGAGCAGAAACAAGTCCAGCAGGCCCAGGCGTTAGCACAAACGATTTCAGCCGGAGCTGGGATTGCACAACAGGTGGGAGAGGCAGAGAAATCTTTGAATGAGGCGAGTGTCGCTTGAAAGCCCCTCCAGGCGCACCGTGGAATCCGTTTAACTGGGCTGACAATTTATCCTCTGTCTATGCACTACAGGCTTTGCAGAAAGGCGAAGCCAGTCCCGAGCAACAGAAGAAAGCGTTAGACCTGATCATCACAGAACTCTCCAGTTATTACGATCTCAGTTTCCATCCCGACAATCCGCGCTTCACTGACTTCGCGGAAGGCAAACGTTTTGTCGGCGCGCAGATCGTCAAGTTACTCAAACTAAGCCCGGCAGTTATCGAGGCTTCGAAAAGAAAACCCGCAGCGAAAAGGTGAACCATGGCAGAAGCAGCAGCAATTATTGAACCTACACCGGCACCCGCTCCACAACCAACGCCTGCATCGGCTCCGGTCGCAGCGCCGGCAGCAGTACCTGATCCAAAACCGGCAGCCACTGTGCTGGAAGGCGATCCCGCAGCAGCACCGGTGGCCGCACCAGCCGACTGGCCCGATGACTGGCGCACGAAAATCGCTGCCACAGATGAAAAGCTGCTCAAGCGGTTAGAGCGGTTTGCTTCACCGAAGGCGCTGACTGATTCCTATCTGGCGTTAGAGCAGCGCATCAAGACCGGTGAGTTGAAGCTGGCAAAACTGCCGGATGACGCCACCGACGAACAGAAAGCCGAATGGCGTAAAGCACAAGGTGTTCCCGAGAAGGTTGATGATTATCTCGCTGAACTGCCTGAAGGCTTGGTGATAGGCGAGGAAGAAAAGGGTCTCGTTGAAGATTTCCTCAAAGACATGCACGGCAAGGACATCCCGAAAAAGTTTGTTCAGGAAGCGCTGGCATGGAATCAGAAACAGAAAGAACTTCAGCAAGACGCGCTTTTCGAGGCTAACACACAGGCCAAACAGCTTACCGAAGATACGCTCAGAACTGAGTTCGGCAATGAATACCGTGCGAATCTGAATCAGGTCAAGGCTCTCCTTTCATCTGCTCCTGATGGCGCCGGTGATTTGTTGATGTCCGCCCAGACGCCAGAAGGCGTGGCACTGTTCAACAATCCTGGCGTGATTCGTTGGCTAGTAAATCTCGCCAAAGAAATTAATCCGGTGGCAACACTGACTGGTGGTAGCAACACCCCATCCGCCATCGAAGATCGCATGACCACCATTCAAAAAATGATGGGCGATCACAGCTCCGAATATTGGAAAGGTCCGAATGCAGAAAAGCTTCAGGCCGAGTACAGAACACTGATTGAGGCAAAACAGCGCCACAAATAAGCGTGTGTCTGGGACAACCCGAAAGGCCCCTATCAACACTCGCGACCACCCGCAACACCTACGGCCCCTTGTTAGGAAATTCGGCCCCTCTACCCGAGGACAACCCTGTATTGCCTGAAGAAAGGACAACCCGTTGGAGCGGAAATCATCCCGTAAACCAATGAGGCTTTCATCATGTCAGCTACTGCTTTTCAAACACAATACCGGCAGGAGTTCATCTCCGGCTTCGAACAACGTCAATCCCTGGTTCGTCAAACGACCACCACTGAAGCAGTGATCAAAGGTAACAGCGCCGTATTCCTGGTGGCTGATTCCGGTTCTGCAACGGCGGTGACTCGTGGTGTGAACGGTCGCATTCCTGCTCGTCAGGATAACCTGACCCAAAACACCGCAACGCTGGCCGAATGGCACGATCTGGTTGAGCGCACCAACTTCAACCTGTTCGCGTCGCAAGGCGACGGTCGTCGCATCATGCAAGAAACGACCATGGGTGTAATCAATCGCAAGATCGATCAGGACATCATCACCGAACTGAATACCGGCA